CACCCATCCAAGGATTCTGGTTGTGGGCGCCGATCTCCATCTCATAATCGGTTTTCAAGATGGAGTTGGTTGCATCATCTCTGTAGTGTTCACCGAATGAACAACCACCGAGGTTGTGTGACATGGCTATGAAACAGTTCAGCGGCACGTCGTACCTCTTAGCAATCTCGCTGTCCGAAAAGATGATCGTGTAATCGTCATCCACTGGAACCACGTGATGCTGAAAGAGTTCGGCAACTGCTGACTGGATTTCAGGACGCACACTTGTAGCGTGCAATGCCTTAAGTCTGTCCACAAGTGTGAAGGACGACCTTGGGTAAGCACTGTTGACGAGAGAATATGTGAACTCCTTCCCTCGTTGTTCCAGTGGCCCCTTTCCAGGTAAATCCATCTTCACTGATCCAAGCAACCTGAGCAACACACCTACGTTCAACAACGGCTCGTACTGCCCTTGTACAAGGACAGGCGAGTGTTTCAAGAACTGGAGCTGCTCAAATCGGACTGGCTCAACACCGGTAATTACATAGCCTGCCCGCTCTGCGGCGGCGGTGAGTAATTCTGGACGGATCTCGTCCATGTCGCCTATTGACAAGGCGATCGAGGTGTTGGCTACGCCATTGATGGCGGTAGTTATAGTCGACCCGCTGTACGACTTGACCTGACGAGGTCTTGCGAGAAACTGCTTCCGCGTCCGGCCACCGACAAAGGTGGAACGGACCCTCAATGGAGCACGGCACTGTTGCACCAGCACCTCAACATCCGGGTGCAATAACCCGGGGGTGCAGGCAACCAGGGCCTCAAAAGTGGCTGCGGTATGCGATGCGTCACAATCGGATATATCTAGATTGTGATAGACGGGAACCCCGTCGCACCAATACCCTAAGACCGAGTCGTCGGAAAAATACACAAACATGTACCTCCACGGCAACTGGTAGAGCTCTCGAAAATACTTCCGCAATGCCTCACGCTTCGGTGATTTGCAGAAGTAGATGACTCCACCACGGTAATAGATTGGACAACCACTCTGTGCTTGCTTAAGCATCTCCATAGGGATGAACCCTGCCAATGATGCAGGGGTTCCAAGGTCAACGACGACCCGTGGAAGCTTACCAGGCTTGGCGTTCTCTCGCAACTTCAACATCCACTCACAAAACTGTATACCCCTCTTACTTACCCGCAACCATGTGTCATTGTCGAGACCCAACCTACCGTCCGCCAGCAGCTCAAAGAACGCCAAGATGCGCAAACGGCGCTTCTCGTGCGTGTCATCGTAGTGCTCGATGACCTCCTCAATCTTAGAGGAATAAGAGTCGAAGTATGATGCATACCTCTCTGCAGCGTCCAGATAGACGTGTAGGTGTTCCGCAATAAATAGGCGTTGCTGCAATTGCAACCGCAGGTGAAAGCCAGGGATCTCC